TAGCCTCAATAGCGTGGCGTTTTAAGATATAAATTTCATCATCACTGAACCCATCAAACCTATTTTTCATGATTATCACCTCTTCATACTATATAACGAATGAGAGAAAATCAAAATACCGAACCACTTTATTAGAGGTTCGGTATTATTAATCTTAACTAAACTGAAACAATACTTACGAAGTAAATATATTCTGTGACATGCTAACTTCAGATTCACTTAATACTCTAGGGCGCTTACCCGGCTCGTACCTGAAATAAGTCATAACTGTACCAGGATCATCTGACAAATACCTACCGATTGTAGATCCATGAACCCAGCCGGATTGTAGATACGCATTGATTCTATCCTGCATTTCATCAGGACAAAGTCCTACGTTCAATTTTCCAAATGTTAATTTAGTTAAGTTATAACGATTGGATCGTGGCGAAGTTATTAAATGTAATGTGTCATTAGCTATAGCTTCACGAATATTTGAAATAAGCGACAATAGTTCATCTACTGTCAATGCAGCATCTGTACCATCAGGGAAGACTACGTAGCGTAATGGTTTACCCTTACGCTGTGGGTGGATACTAAAATGATATTTTGCAAAGTCCTTCTGCGCCTTACGAATTACCTGCTCCTCAGTGGAAATAATTCTAGACATAATGACCTCTCCTTTTGGATTATTTGATTATTGGTCGACAATATAATTATATAGGAAATTAAGTAAAAAGTCAAGACTTTTCTTAAAAATTATTTCAAAACTTTTTACTATACCTGTAACAACTCTCTAAGATGTCTTCTTATAAGAACTAAATACTCTTGAGCCTCAAGTTCAGTACTAAACCACAACCATCTACTTGCATTAGCTATGTCATCAGAATTGACGATGTGTTCAAAAATATCAATTTCACGACATTCAGGTGTATGCGGTATACGACCACTGTAGAATAATACAACTTCTTCAATAGTATGCAGTCTACGATCTACTACTATGACACCTCCACTGGTACCCCCTACAACTTGTGCACCCCTTGCATTATATACATATACTGTCTCACCTAAGATGATTTCACCGTTTGCCGGTGATAACATTATATTTTCAAATGTTGGTATCATATGTACACCTCCGTAATTATCGAAGGTTGATTTATCTTATGAACTGTAAGAATTAATGAACGCTTCTGCTTCAGCCGCAGTAGCTACTTCACCTAGTCTATGCTTACCTTCATATTGAATATAGTTATACAATGGTTCACGTGCAAGATCACCCAAATCAGGGATACTATCAATATCTATGTCTATATCATCATACCTGTATATGAAGTAATATATCTTTAAAGAAATAGCATTCCAATCGCTATCCACCCACTCACCTAGAATTTCAGGTATAGCTACCATATTATCATATATGAGCGGCGTATAACTATTAATTGGATCTGTATTATCGTAATCCAAAAGTATATACTGTATATCGTACTTAGGATTCAAAATATCCCAATTGCCTCCGCGATAGGCAGCATTCAGTAGAAAATCAAACTCTGCACTACCCGGTAAGAATTCAGTATCGGACTTAGATGCTGTGATTATACTTGAATTTGATCTAATGAGTCGTTTCATATTTGTTATACACACCTTCCTTATGAATATATATATAGGTTAACAATCATAATCTATATAAAATTCAAATGTATATAATCGATTAGTTCATCCATTGTAGTGCATAATTGATTATCAGACTCAATTTGCATCAATATAGACTCATAATCACCTATAATTGAAAAACTAGTATTATACAGATGACCGTCTTCTTTATAATCAATATGTAATAAAAATGAGCTATCAGAAGGGCTACTAATTGTAAGCATATAGGAACCTACACCTACACCTCTAAGGCTACCAAGTAAACCACCATCATTAGTTTTATATAATCTATGATATACACGATGGTATTCTTCATTATTATCTGAGAACTCATCCATTAATTGACAGAATTCAGGTGTATCAAGCTCAACTGCAACTTCACTGCTTACATTATAACACGCATCTAGTGTTTGCCACTCAGTTTTATTCCAATCGTCTATAGAATTACAACTTAGAAGTACTACATGCATATTAACTGCATATTGATCAGGAAACCTTCTAAATTCATTAGCCATACGTCGTATACCGGCTGGACAAAGATAAGCAGGTGTATTCTTACCAACCATTGAAATTGAAGGTGTGTATAAATCAAACAAAGGTTCAGCTACATCAACACCGAATAATTCCTTCACAGCTGTATTTGTAAGTTGTATAAAATAAGGAATCCTTACACAAGTATAACCTGCAGATTCATATATAGATTTCATGCGCATATCGTTTTCAATTTGATCAGGACTAGTATAATGTTGCAATCCGTCAAATTCAATAATCAATTTCAGTGTTTCACTTCTGTAATCAGGTCGATTACGTAGCTTCTTACCTTCATGTGATATATTTGCAGATTTATCATGTACCCAGTCATCGATATTGGGAAAGATCGCAGCTAGATACTCATCAAGACCAGTTCTATGTAATCCTGTGTACTTATCTAGTCCTGCTTTCTTTGCAGCTTCAATTGTTTCCCTTAGAAATCCCCACTTCATATTGTTACCTCCATACTAATCAGGTGTTAATTACTATAACGAAATAAAACAAGGTGCTGAGGATATCAGCACCTTGTTAATAGTAATATGCAGTTTAGGTACTAAGCACGGAATCTATCAAGATCAGTTCCCGGTGGAAGTGCAACAAGATCAACTATAACCTCATTAATGACACCATTGACTACCATGTAAACTCTGCCGATCACAGTATTTGCATTTATGCGATCTACTCCGTTAATGTCAGCTGCCATTCTTACTAAATAATCTTCAATGGCGCCTACATTTCGCATTGTATCAAGTATCGGAGTTACACCGGCAAAGAACATATTGAATGCTTGCTCATTGTTGTACTGGAATGTAATTGCTAAGCTACAACGATACACTACATCACGAACAGCATTCATGAGCCAGCGTGTTGATAGATTCTGAAGAGCGTTATACGTTACTGGAGGAACTTCAAATAGTGTTGAGTTGCCCCATACTGTTACGCCCATATCAGGTATAGGTGTAATTACATTGACCCCTGTACCTTCATTCTTCTGCCAAATACGTAAGAGTTTCTTAGGTACACGGTAATCAAGTTCACCTATTCTAAGATTATGACGACGGTTTGTTGGTAACAACCATTCAAACTGAAGCGTTTGATTAAGAAGCATCTGCCTGTGAATCAATAGAGCTAAGAAACCGGGTGGTACTCGTGTTTGACGATTATTACCAGCTAACTGGAACTGACCCCACGGTGCAAATAATGCTGCGTTGGTATGATATAATACTGCGTTAGTATCGAACTCTGCAGTACCTGTACCCATCCTGGCAAGCATCTGAGCATATCCCATATCTTCTGGGCGATCTGCATCATCCCGATATACTGCATTTCTTGCTGCTGAACGAGGTATATCGATATAAGCGACACCACAACGACTGAAATAAGCTGCATCAACTAATGCACGATGCAAAGGCGATACCATATCAATACGACGAGGTCCTAAATCATCCAGAGCATTAAAGTCTTGATCATCCCAACCTGGACTTATAATTCTACGAGGATGGTAATTAAGCTTATCATGAAGAAGAATATATAGATGTAACGAATTGGTATATAACCATTCCATATACTCTATGTTCTCTGCTTCATCTTGCTCAGTAACTACATGATACTCTTGACCAGACATACCAGGTACAAAATGATTCAACCGGGCTGCTAATGCACCAATATACTCAACAATTTCACTGATTTCTTTCATCGGTAAGAACTGAAGATCGAAATCAGGGTGTGAAGGATCTAGCTGACCTGTTGACATACCTGGTGATTCAATTGCATCATCCCAGCGTAAATTCATTAACTTATCTGGATAAAGCATCATCAAAGTTCGATATCGTTCAGCAGCGTGCTTCAATGCTAATTGTATAAGACCATTAGCAAACGGATTAGCCTCTGCATCCTCTATCGACTCTTGTATCTCTGTTGGAGTACCTGTGATAGTACCGGCGGCATCTATTAGATTTTGATCAACAGGTACAACAGGGTTGCCATCAGAATCCTGTATTGGATTACCGTCACCATCACGAAGAAGTCTGCGATCTGTACCACCAACTAATTGACCAGCGGACATAGATGCTCGTCTGTCACTGTGAACCATTTGAATATCTGCGAGAGTATCACTTAGTATATTGTTACCTGGATATGGGGGAACTAATGTTGAGTCTGGAGGACTTACACCTGCATTGATTATCGCTTCTGCTTCCTCTATCGTTCTTGCCCCCGTAGGTAAGAACAGAATTCTAGGATTACGTAATGTAAGATCTACATTAGTATTATCCACTGGCTG